CGTATCACTCCATCCAATCTCTACAAATCAACACCTTGGACTTGGCTAATCGACTGGCATACTAATACTGGAAGGGTTATTCAATCCATCCAGGATCAGTCGCTAGACGATATGGCCGCCAAATATCTGTATGTGATGCACCACCAGGTTAAGTATCAGACGATAAGTCAGATACTGCCGTTTAACGCGGCTAATGGTGGTCCTCGCACGTTGACTTTCAATCGAGTAATCGATATCAAGCAACGAAAAGAAGCAGATAGTCCATTTGGATTTGGCCTGTCTTCGGATGAATTATCTCCGAGACAACTTGCTCTTCTAGGAGCTCTTGGAATTACCCGTAAGTGAAGCGGTTGCGTCACTTTGGGTTTCCTGGGCAAGGTCCCCATTAGTTACGGGACATTGTCTTGCTTTCGCTCTAGGAGATATCTGCCTGTCACCTTTAGTCCAGTCTTCTACAAACTGAACAAGTAGGGGATCGTGATAGGATTAACGTTCCATGTTTCATGGAGGTCAACCACTATGCTTACCGATCCACAATCGGTTACCGTCGCTACAGTCGCGAAATCGATGCCGAAAACTTCCACTTCTGGAAATTCTTCGGTCTATGAGATGTCTGATGGAGAGTATTCACTCTCTATTAGTCATCAAATTACTGGCAAGAGGCGAGTTCGCTCTCTTGTCAGATTCGATCATAAGAAGGTCGTGACGAATCCCGTGGATTCTTCCACGGATTACGATACGTCTTCTCTTCAGATTATTATCGACCGACCCGAATTTGGGTTTACGTCGACTAATATCGCTGACGACTGGGCCGGGCTTAAAGCCTGGTTAGACGCAACAGTTGTTGGAAAGCTCTACGGTCGAGAGAGTTAAATCTCGGCTCGTGGTTTCCTTTTCAACGTGAAGCTGTGTAGTACCGATTAGTTGGTGCTACGTAGCACCAAATAGGCGAAGCATCGTGGCTTGATAGCCGACCTCTGTTTGGAGGCAGCTATGAAAAGCAACGAGTTGCCCGAAAGGGTGACAAGTGACTTCGTGGAGCTGGCACAGACCGTCTATATAGACGCTTGTGCCAAGTGCACCGCTGATGTCTCTGATTTACGAGACTTAGAAACTATTAAGTCTCGGGTCAAACATCAAGGTATATCGTTTTTAACGATTACCCTTCCTAATTTCTGTAGGGACTTCGAAAGAAGCCTTGCAGAAGGGAAGATAGACTCAACACGTTTCCAGTATTTCCGGAAGCGTGGGTTAATTCCTGCATTTTTGCAAGGGCTAACCAGTCTGATATTTGACCGTGAGACAGGAAGGATTTTCAATGAAAGCCAACTTAGAGTTGCTCCAAGCGAGCTTTCTCTTCTTATTGAATGTGTTAGGCAAATTTGCCTCACCTTCAAGAAAGTCGAGATTGACTGCACCCCGCAAAGGGTTCAGTCGGCGCTTGAGAGTTTCATCGAAATTGAGCGTTCCTTCAATGACTTTTCGCCATCCGTGGAAGATATCGAGCAATTTAAGCTCGTATCTTTTATGCTATGGAGTCGTTGTCTGGTCAATTTTGACCTGGCAAGTTGTACACCAAAGCATGGTCCCGGGGCAACCGCTGAACGTATTTCAGGTAATCTGAAATACAGCTGGCGGTTATGGCACGATCGTCTCGAGCCTTATTTCCCTTTACTTGGGAATGCATACCCAGAGGGCATGCCTCCAGAGGCAAAGGAACTCGAATTAGTAACGATCGTAAACCAGGAACAAGAGCAACCCGTTAGGGTTACTCCGGTTCCGAAAACATTGAAGGGCCCCCGAATCATAGCAATAGAGCCTTGTTGTATGCAATACATCCAACAAGGGATTAGAGATCGCTTATATAGCGTTCTCGAATCATACCCGATGACGGCTGGTCACGTTAATTTTCGTGACCAGTCTGTTAATCAGGTACTCGCTATTGATTCCTCGATCGACGGTCGGTTAGCAACGATCGATCTCTCAGATGCTAGTGATCGTGTTCCACGTTCACTGGCTATGAGTATGTTCGATAGTAATCCCGATCTTCGGGATGCTATTGACGCATGTCGTTCGAGTCGAGCTGAGATGCCTGATGGCCGAATTATCGGCCCTCTCGGCAAATTCGCTTCGATGGGTAGTGCTCTCTGTTTTCCCGTGGAAGCCATGTATTTCTACACAATTTGTGTAGTGGCTCTCCTGAGAGAACAGAACCTTCCTGCGACTTGGAGAAACTGTTATTCCGTTTCTCGAAGTCTGTACGTCTATGGGGATGATATTATTATCCCCTCGGCGAATGCGGCCGTTGTTCTCGATCACCTACAAAAATACAATTGTAAGGTGAATATGAACAAGTCTTTCTGGACTGGAAGGTTCAGAGAGTCTTGTGGCATAGATGCATATGCTGGATATGAGGTAACACCTACATATCTTGGCACATTGCCTCCTGAGAACAAGCGACAACCTGATCGGATCGTCTCATGGACGGAGACCGCTAACCTGTTTTATAAACGAGGTTATTGGCGAACCGCCAGTCTACTCTTTAAGAGAGTAGAACGGATCATAGGAAAATTACCCTATGTTTCTGAGCGATCGGAAGGTTTAGGGCGTATCTCTTACTTGGGTTATCAATCCATCGGAAGATGGAATGCTAAATACCATCGCTTTGAAATAAGAGCGTGGGTCCCGAGCCCTGTCTACCGAAAGGCTAGACTAGGTGGATACGCTGCCTTAAGTGCGAGCCTCAAAAAGCTCGACAAGCTGCGAAGCTTGTTGGCTCAACGAGATCCTCTACACTTAGAGCGATTCGCACTGCACGACGCAGTCGTACTAAAACGTCGTTGGGTGCCACTACATTAATGTGGCAATAACCAGCTTAGCTGGCGGGGGGAAGACAGCAACCATCCTCTCCCCCGGGCCTTCGGGCCCGGGGCAGAGTGGCAGTGCATTCCCC